GACAGCCCTAGTCGGACCACTGTTAAAGGTGGTTCGGCTAGTGGCAGGTAAGGTAACTCAGTCCTGGGTCTTAGCAGTCTTATCCTTTGCGCGAACTCTTGTTCCGTTGGTACGGAGACAAGGTACGAAAGGTGCGGCCAAGTACCTCAAATCCTGTAACATCCTTCTTATGAAGAGTGTTGCAGGGGACGAGCTATCTGACTGTGCCGTCATCGGCCCTAGAGTCTCCCGAAACCGGGCAGGATTACCTCGGATCATTCCGGCCTGGTGCCGGACTCTGATCCGGGCTGGTGATCCTTGGATGATCCGCCTTTGGCTCACATTCTTCGGTTTATACCGAGTTATGGAGTTCAAGGGCGATCTATCGTTCAAGACGATCACTCAGCCTGGTAAGGAGTTCGACCTGGGTCCGTACGAACAGTTCGCTAAGTGGTTTGTCGTATGGTTAACACCGTACGGTATCCCACCTTTCGAACCTACGTTCGATCCGCGGCCGATCCTGAAGTCTTCGCCCGGAACGTCTGGGAATTCTCTTACCCAGACGTCCTTCTCGGTCTTTCCGAAGAACGCGAGAGCTTTGTGGGCCGACCCGCTGTTGCGGGCCGCCTACTTACAGTTCACCGCGGTCCTTGGATTGACCAAGTGGTATACGTATGCTGAGGCTGTTGCAGTCTCAGAAGCGCAATCCGGATCGAAGGCTCCCTCTTGGGCCCTGGGGAAACTCGGGGTCAAAGAGGAACCTGGGAAAATGAGAGTTTTCGCCATGGTTGATTGGCTGACGCAGATGGTGATGGAGCCTCTGCATCTCTGGTTGTTTTCTATCCTTCGGCGTCTGCCGATGGATGGTACTCACGATCAGGATGCGGCGGTTCGATATGCCGCTGATGCCATCCAGAAAGGACACAGACATGTGTTCTCTTTGGATCTTTCAGCTGCTACCGACCGGTTACCCGTGTCGGTGCAATCTGTATTGCTAAATCAACTGATCCCGGGAATTGGAAAATCCTGGGAGACATTGCTCGTGGGCCGGGATTACTCCTATGGAAAGCTCCGGCTGCGATATGCAGTCGGGCAACCTATGGGAGCTCTCAGCTCATGGGCTATGTTGGCGATGACTCATCATTTCCTCGTTCAATTCGCCGCCTGGAGGGTTGGATACACTGCGTGGTTTAGACATTACGCCATCTTAGGCGATGATATTGTCATCCTCGACAGTGTCGTCGCCCGATCTTACCTACTCGTCATGGACGAGCTTGGCGTAGGAATTAATTTAGGGAAATCTCTAATCTCCCACAAGGGGGTTTTTGAATTCGCTAAACGATTCCGGGTGCCTGGTCACGATTGTTCACCAATTTCACTGAAAGAGGTGTCGGTCGCGGCCGGAAGCCTAGCCTGCTTGACTATGCTTCTAGATAAGATTGGGAAACTGCGAGCTCTGAAGGTCTCAGATGCTCTCGCGTTCCAAGGGGCTGGGTATCGGGTCCTGGGAGCTCTCATGAAGCCCTACTCAGAGATGAGTAGAAGATCAATGATGCTCCTGGTATTCCTTACTCAGCCAGGCGGACCGCTCAGCAAATGGGATTCGTGGACTCAGTGGTTGTCTTCCACTAGTTTCTATTCGGCCTTACCCTCGATTAATAATCGAGCGGTGATGCTCCGAATCCGGGATATGCTTTCCGGGCTTCTCAGTCATAATGAGATTACGAGAGTAGTCTCTTATCCTGAGCCCTCTGAACAAGGGGGTGTAGATGTACACCAAGTTCGAAAGGCGCTTCCTGGGTTCTGGGCACCACGAACGAAATCCTATGACCAGTTTGGACTCGATTGTATTCATTCGAATACTCCCGAGACCACTCTGGCTGTAGAATCGATCGTTTGGCGGATGAACGAACTAGCGACAGATAGCTACCGGTCCGCGAGATCGCTTTACCATGGGCTTCTTGCACTAACTCGGATCCACACTGCCGGTAAAACGAAAGTTCCCGGTAATGTGGCTCTCGAGACGGCGCTTAAATCCCTGGTAGAGGCAGATGCTTTAGCGGGAGCAGTTCCCAACGTTGCTCCGGGTGCCCTGTTCATCCGAAAGGAAGATCAGGGGACTCGGATCGTCGTTGGAAGATGGCTACAGCGGTTTCTGTCCTTCCGGGCTTCGGCCCTGAAGTCAGTCCCGAGTAGTGTAGATCTCACAGTGGGGCGCAACAAGTCTTAATTTGCTTGTATGCGGCTTAGGGTGGCCTTGTGATTTCTAGGGTGGTCATGGGAACTCCTGTGATCATTTCTTTTCACAAGGGATCCGAAGGTCGCTTTGTCCGGGAATGAGGATTGTAATCCTTTGAACTTCCCAAGAGAAACCGTCCTCGATGACGCACCTCCTTGGGGTACTAAGAAGAAGGCTCTCCTCAGTAACCGAGATGCAGGCTGGCTCGCTGCGTATGCTAGTCTCTAAACTCGTGGGTTTGACACCCTACGAGGATTGAAACCTTACCGTAGCTCTCTTTGAGTAACATTGAGGAGAGTAAGAATTGATACGCAACTGAGCGCCA